CAGCGCAGAGCGCCGGCGGATCAATCCGCTTTGCCCGCATCCTTAGTTGCAATTGCATCTATCTATTTATATGCAACTAACGCTTGACACTATCGCTTGCCCTGCCTATTGCCAGGGCAGACAACAACCAAAAGAAAGCCGATCAATGAAACAGACAGCAACACATGCCGCCCTATTTCTTATCTACCTATGTGCTGCCCTGGCCTTAGATGCCTGGATATTTGGCCCGCAATACAACTAATAGTTGACTGTATAACCGGCGCCAGCATATAAAGGCGCCAGGCAACAAACCGGAAAAGGAAACAAACCAATGTTGATGCAAACGAAAAACACCCTGGCATTTGATATATCGGGCCTGTCGCTGTCGATACAGGCGCAGATATTGGGCAGCGATAAAAATAGATCGCTATTCAACAACATCCCCGACAAGCTTTTAGGCCTTGATACAAACGCAAAGACGGTAAAGGGTGAGCGATACGGGATAAAGACAGCGATCCTTTATCTAATGCCCGCCGATGGATCGGGGCAGCAACTATGCCCAATGGCAGAGCTTGCCAAATGCAAGGCGCCTTGCCTATTCACGGCGGGCAGAGGCGCGATGTCTAATGTGATGTTGTCGCGCCTACGCAAAACGCTTTACTTCAACCAATACCGCGCCGAATTTATGGCGCAACTGTCGCGGGAAATAGCGACCTATCAACGCAAAGCCAAGCGCGACGGTTTCAAGCTTGTTGTGCGTCTCAATGGCACAAGCGACATTAGATTTGAAAATATCGCTTTGCCTTTAAATGGCGCGCCTAACATTTTCGAATTACATAGCGACGTGCAATTTTACGATTACACAAAAATAGCTAATCGCAAAAATATCCCTGGCAATTACGATCTGACGTTTAGCTATTCCGGTGTGCCTGCCTACGCGCCTTTTGTTTCGCGCGCTGTTGCCAATGGTGAGCGGATCGCTGTTGTGTTTCGGTCGCGCGCTGTTGTTGATCAAATGCTGGCCAATAATGAGACGTTTTTGGGCCTGCCTGTTGTTGATGGAGACGACAGCGACATTAGGCACTTAGATCCAAAAGGCGCAATTGTCGCGCTATATGCCAAGGGCAAGGCAAAGCGCGATCAATCCGGTTTTGTTGTCGGTTAATTACAACCAAATATAGAGAGGCCAACTTATGAGCTATTCCGAATTAATCGCGACCGAACGCGCCAGGTTTGAACGCGCGCCAATGTCACAATTGCGATCAACGCGCCTTGCCCTAGCAATCCATGCATGGGGCAACACAACAGAGGAAAAGGCGCGGGCAGAGGCGATAGAGGCAATTATCCATGCCCGATTGCGCGCCAAGCGCAAACCGTAACGCCCCGCTCTGCGCCCTGCTAGCCAATAGCTAGCGGGGCGTTTTGCTATGCGCGCCCTATGCCTAAATTGCGCTCTGCCTACCTGGCGCGCTGTTTAGGCCTATTACGCGACAGCAAAAGGATAAAGACACTATGGCCCAAAACAGACAGGGCAGACGCAACAAACGCGAATTGCGCGCTATTGCCTATCATTTAGCGGACCTAATCGAAACAGGCGCACAAGCGATACAGGCGCGCAATCCTGCCCTGTCGCGCATTGACGCGATCAATGAGGCAATGGCCCAAATGGTGCAAGGCAGGCAGGCATAGGCCTATGCGAGCCAATAGACAGACAGCGACAGGCCTACCAGGGCAAGGCCCACCAGGGCAAGGCCCACCAGGGCAAGGCCCACCAGGCGCGCGACAGCGACAGCGACAGCGACAGCGACAGCGACAGCGACAGCGACAGCATGGGGATTGCGCCTATTGGTGCCAATTGATCGCCAGGCTAAGGCGCGCCTCTGCGCCTCTGCGCCTCTGCGCCTCTGCGCCTCTGCGCCTCTGCGCCTCTGCGCCTCTGCGCCTCTGCGCCTCTGCGCCTCTGCGCCTCTGCGCCTTATTGACACCAGTGTCAGCAGTACAACCACCCCAGGCAAAGCCTGTTCCATATAGAAAACCCAAAACTAGGTTTTTGTTTTAGGCAAAACTGATTTTACCGGAAAAAATCCACAAATCTTTTGTGGAAAAAATGGTGCCTCGGTTATTGACAGCACAGGTTGCAAACCCACCCCTTCGTGTGTAAATCGACCCCATGAGCATTCGCAAACCCCGACAACAACTGATCTCCCCAGGGGAGCTTCGCGCTCTGCGTAAAACGACAGGGCTGTCTATCAAGAACGCTGCTGTGGCTCTTGGGATCGGATATCGCACTTTAGAGGCGTATGAGCTTGGTGAAGTGCCTGCACCCAAGCTGGTGATCACGATGCTGCAAGTCCTTGCGGCCAAGCGCCAGGCCATGATCACCGGCAGGCGTAAAGATATGCTGGACTTCCTTGGCCAGCCGTTCGAAGTGTCGCTATAGGCGACTAGAACCTGATGTCCTCGTCGCCCCAGTCATAAATATCCCAGCCGAAATTATCGTGCAGGAATTGGCGTAGGGTCATTCACTTTGCTCCATTGCAATAGCTGGAACGCGATATTCATAGCCAGATTTCCAAGTCACTGGCCTGAACGCTTCTAGCTTCCATTGAGCAGTGCGCTTACTTAAAAAATGCACAACCATAGCGTCGTCCCACAAAGGTGGCGCATCGCCATAACTTTTGGGCTTCCAAACTGCGTAGATGTCTGGCTCTCTCATTTGCTTTGCTCCTGCAATGCACGGACAAGCTCAATGCCCCTCGCTGATGTAATGCTTTTCCATTCGCACCAAGCCCCGCATCCGCACTCGCGTTCTTCCAACGCAGCGCAGTCGCACTTCTTGGCGTCAGCCTCTAACGCATTGGCGGCGGCTTCTATGCCAGCGTCATAGCCTGACTGCCATTCGGATGCTGGGTCGGTCATTTGCTTTCCTTCTCCCGTATCTCCCAACCGCGCTCTCCCAGTGCGGTGCGGATTTCTTCGGCGCATTTATCCACCCACATAGCGGCATGGTCGATCTCCATTAGCACTTCCTCCAACGGGTCAGGCTTGGGCTTGGGGATGATGAATTGCTCAAGTTTCTCGCGAAACCAAAGGTAAGCGGGCCTGTCTATGCCGCCGTCGACCCAAGACTGCACCGCATCGCTGACCTTCTGCTTATAGGCTTGGTGCTGTTCGATGGCGCGGCATAGTGCTTCGTGTGAGGGGTAGTCCCTGTCGATGCCGGATGTATGGCGGCCCATCTCTACCCGCACGTCATTCAGCAACGCCACGGCTTTTGCTTCGATGTCGGTCATACCATCCACCCCGTGCAGTGAACATTCTCGTTGGCGCCGCGGCTCCAGATCATGGCGTCGATCAGCTTCTGCTCTGGCATCGGGCCGTGCGTCTTGCCAGTCGCAAAGATGGCGGCAGCGAGCGCCTTAGAGCCACGTTCGCAGTGCGCCTTGTAGTTCTTGGTTGTTAGATCGCGCGGCGTGGAGTCGGCGGCTACGGCCTCGCGCGTTACGAAATACGCAGGCGTCGGGTTGTACTTGTGCGCCAACAGGCTGCCCACCGTGCTGCGGTCACGCCCGACCACCCTGGCGATGGCCGCGTTCGTCAAGTCCTTATCACGCAGCAGACGGCACAACGCGACACGCGCTGCGACCGGCTTCTCCTGTTTGCTTGGCCCCAGTATTTCCATGATCGTGACGCCGTACTCGCCTGCGATGCGGACGATGCTCGGCATATGGTTCAGCGTTTCTTCAGTTAAACGAATCTCTGACACTTTGAATTTTCCTTTTGCAGTTGTTTGTCAGTCCTCTGTAACGAGTGGATCGGGCCAGTCAACCTGATATTGATGCCGCTTGGTAAATAGCTGCCGTGCCTCTTTCAGCGATGCAACCGCAGTTACTTTGTAGCGAGCGCCAGCCGCGCATTTGACCTTGCCGCCGTAGAACAACTCGTCGTAGCGCGCGACCGACGTCCAGAACCCATTGGCGTTCTTGACCTCCCAGTGGCGCTGGATCGAATTCTTGTAGCTCTCGTAGATCGTGTTCTTGTTCGCCTCGACCTCGCCGAATTGAACTGCCGCACCGCTTTTGTTGTCCCTGATCTCGCCTTCCATCAGGCAGTCGAACAGCCAACGCTGGACGCAGTCACCGCCACGCATCTGCTGATCCTGCAACGCCTTCGTCTGCGGGGCAGTGCGGACGTTGACCGTCGCGAGATCAAGCGTCTTCAGGTGGTGCAGGATGTGCTTCTTGCCGCCACGGTCGTACCAGCTTTGCAGGGCTGCGTAGAAGTCATAGTCCTGTTTGCGCCGGTCGGAGATGTCGAACACGGCCCAGCGGCGTTCATCTGCCGTGGCTGGCACGACCCACTCTTCGTTGGACGTGAACAGGATGCGGGTGAAGTTCGGCGCCATGTAGCTGTCCACACCCTTGCGCTCAATCATGATGCGAGGGTTGGTGACCAGATCCTTCAGCGCGCCCTCTGCCGACTTGCTGCCAGCCCAGAACGCCTCTTCGGCTTGCAGCAGCAGGCAGTCTTCCAGATGGCGGTTGAAGTTGCCGACCAGTTGTTCCTGGCGGCTGATGGTCTTGTGGTGCTGCGGGAACAGACCACCCAGCAGTTCGCCCAGCTTCGACTTGCCGGTGCCTTTCAGGCCGCGCAGCACCGTGGCCACGCCGATCTTGGTCATCGGCTCCTGCACCATCTGAGCGCACCAGCCCATGATCCACTTGTAATTCGCCTCGTCGCGGTCGGCGATGATGTCGAACATCCAGTCGGTGAACATCGACACGTCACCTTCTTCTGGCTCACACGACCAGCCGCGCCACAGGTTGTACGCGCCGATCTTCTGGCCCTCTGGCAAGAACACCAAGCCGCGCGCCGTGCGCCGTTCGGGGTGCGTCAGCCAGAGCTTCACGGGGTTGACCTGTTCGATCACGATGTCGCCGTTCTTCTTCTCGACCTCAATCGGGATGCACTGGTTTGCGAATTCTTTGGTCAGATCCTCGACGCCGAACAGTTCCAGCCCGTCCTGCATATCGTCTTCGCGGATGACACGGGCGCTGCCCGACACCTGTACGAACACCAAGTCCTGCACAAGCTGGTCGACCAGACCCTTCTTCTTCTCTTCGCGCACGACCTTCTTGGCCTTGCCTTCGATGTAGGCGGCGGTCACCGGCTGGGCGCTGGTGTTGCGTCCAAACGAGCGCCACCGCTTGGCGCACTCACCGTGGACATATTTGCCGCCTTGAGCGGACCACTCGTCCCACAGTCGCAGCCCGTCAGGCTCGCCGTTGGTTTCGTGGTGCAGGGCCATGCCGACCTTGACCCACTCGTCGTGGCCACAGTCGGGGTCGAGGCTCTCCATCCACGTCTCAAGCTCCATGAAGCTCTTGCCGAGGCGCGGACGCAGCGTCAGCAGTTCGTCAACGTCGCCGTGCGTGGTCGACACGCCCTTGCGGGATAGCTCCCAGTCGTCGGGGATGATGCTTTCGAAATAGGCAACGAACTCCTGCGCCTGGCTCTGGGTGAGCGTGGGCAGATCGTCGTGCGGTATGTCGATCAGGGACTTCTTCGGCCAGCCGTAGGGCTGCTGCGTGTCAGGGTGGACGGCATACGCCACGAACTGCTGCCCCTTGGCCAGCACCTCGACCGCGTTCTTGTTGCCTAAGAAGTCAACATATTCGTTCGACCGAATCTTGCCGAACGGCTCGTCGCAGCGGAACACCATCAGCGCCTTCGGCTTCTTGCCGATCCGCAGCGGTGCTTTGCCGAGATTGTTCTCGACCCACTTCACCAGCTTGTAGCTGATGTCCTTGTCGAGACAGTCGATGTCGATGGCCGGCGTGTTCTCGGTGAGGATGCCGACACCGCAGTTCGCCATGCGTGGATCGGCGAGCCACTGGTCGAGCTTCTCTGCGTCAGCGTGGCAGTTCTGCCAGTCGCTGATCGCGGGTGCCTTATGGCCTGCCCTGATCGGGAGGGGGGAATACCCCAACGAAACCAGTTGCGCTCCGTGAGAATTAAGATAAGACAACTCTACTTTCCTTTCCAACTACGCGGGCTGTCCTTCGGGACGGCCCTTTTTTTATGCTTTCGGGATGCGCTCCAAATACCAAATGGCCTTTTTCAGGCTCTCGTCTTGGCCTTTGTGGCGCTCACGCCAGATGTACTTGAGCGCATTGCCCTTGCAGTAGCCGCGAAACTCTTCCGCAGTCAACGCCGATTCGATGGCGTCGATACATTCGATGTCACCTTGCTTGTAATGCGGCGGGCTGTTGACGAGGTCGCCTGCCTGCGGCGAACCCTGTTCAGCCCACCGCGCCTGCATCGTGCGGTAGTCGTCAACCACACTCATGACTGCGCCGCTGCCGCTTCAAGAGACTGGCGCAGTTCGTCTGCAACGTGCGGGCAGAGTTCGTGCCACTGCACTTCACCCTTGGTGAGCATCGACATCTGAAGGGCGCGCTTCACAGGAACGCCATCGGCGATCCACTTGTATAGCGCCTGGGTGGACACATCCAGAAGCGCACACAGCCGACGCATATTTCCGTTGGTGGCGATCTTGGCCACACGCTCTACCGCACTGCGGATTTTGTTTTCTTCATTTTCAATCATCATTTTTCTCCTTGACATACGTTGTTGAGTTGCTAACTGGGGGTTGTCGCCGCACATTTACAGCGCCGATACAAAGTGTCAACAGGAGAAATTGAAATGAGCCAATTCGAAGACATTGCGAAGGCGCTACGCCAGATCGCGACGCAGATAGAAGAACTGTCTGCACCAGCCGAGGCCGCACCGGCCACCCCCCAGATCGCGCCAGGCACCGTCATCACGCTTGAAGACGTCCGCGCTGCGCTGACCAAGCTGGCCTCTGCTAAGGGGGCCACGCACGTCAAGGCGCTACTCGCCGACTACAACGCCAAGAAGCTCTCCGACCTTGCCCCTGCGAGCTACGCAGTCGTGCTGCTTGCTGCTGAAAAGGAACTGGGCAATGACTGACGCCTTGGTCAAGACGCTTATTAAAAAGCGCAACACGATGCGGGCCAAGTTTCGGCTCATCGACGCCGAACTGTCCAAGGCCACTGGCGAATGGAGCCGTGCTAACGGCTACCTCGTAAAGCTCACGCCTGAACAGGTGCTGCGCGAACTGGAGCGGACCAATGCGTAGGGAAGACGACGACCTCAACGCTGCTCGCGGCTGTGTCATCGCGCTGTCGTGGTGCGGTGTGTTCTGGCTGGCGCTGTTCCTGTCGTTCGTGTTTGGTTGAAAGGTAAATAAATGCAACTTGAAATGTTCGAAGAAGCCGAACCGGCCCACGCCAAGCTCTCGCCGTCGTCAGCGCACCGCTGGCTGTACTGCGCCGGCAGCGTGAAGCTTGAGGCAGGGATGCCCGACCAGTCGACCGAGTTCAGCCGTGAAGGCACGGCGGCTCACGCACTGGCCGAGTGGTGTCTGCGCGAGGAAATCCACCCAACCGAGATGGTTGGCGACGAGCTTGAGGGCTGGGTCATCACCAAGGACATGGCCGATCACGTCGCGGACTACGTCGACTACGTCCGCAACATCCACGGCACTGACGGTGAAAGCAACCTGTTCATAGAGCAGCGCGTCGAATTCACCGAATGGGTGCCTGGTGGCTTTGGTACGTCGGACGCCATCGTTGTTGGCGATGGCCTGTGCCACGTCATCGACCTGAAGTTTGGCCAAGGCGTCAAGGTCAGCGCGCACCAGAACGAACAGGCGATGCTCTATGCCCTTGGCGTGTGGCAGACCTATGGCCGGATCTTCAACATCGATACTTTCGTGTTGCACATCCATATGCCACGGCTCGACTACGTCAGCGAGTACACCATCACGGTGAAAGAATTGCTGCGCTGGGCCGACAGGGTTGTGCGCCCCGCCGCTGCCAAGGCCGTTGAAGGCTCGGACAACTTCGAACCCAGCGAGAAGGCGTGTCGTTTCTGCAAGGCTCGCGCAACGTGTAAGGCACTGGCCAAGCACAACTACGAGATCGCAGTCGGCCAGTTCGACGACCTTGAAGCACCGCTGGAGCCAACGGCGCCGGAGCTTCTATCGGTCGACGAGATCGCCAAGCTGCTGCCGAAGTTGTCGATGATCAAGTCGTGGGCCAACGACGTCGAAGAACACGCGCACAAGACCTTAGCCGCTGGCGGTGTCGTGCCTGGCTACAAGCTGGTCGAAGGCCGCAGCAACAGGCAGTGGGTCGACGACGACCAAGCCGCCAAGGTGCTTTACGACAAGGGCTACGACCCCTTCACCAAGAAAGTAATTTCACCCACTCAGGCAGAAAAGCTGCTTGGGCGGACGAAAGCCGCCGAGATCGCCGATCTCGTCGTTAAGCCACGGGGCAAGCCTTCGCTCGCTCCAGATTCCGATCCACGTCCTGCCTATGGCGCAGCCGCCGTCGATCTATTTTGAAAAGGAAAAGTCAATGACTGCACTAGTACTCAAGAATGTCCGCCTCTCGTTCCCACAAATCTGGACGCCAAAGGCGTTCGCGCAGGGTCAGGAGCCACGCTTCAACGCCAACTTCCTTATCCACAAGGAAGACCAGGCTGAACTGATCGCCAAGATCAAGGAAGCCGTGAAGGCCGTGGCCACCGAGAAGTGGGGCAAGGATGTGCCGAAGTCGCTCAAGGTCTGCATCGGCGACGGTGAAGAAAAGGATTACGACGGCTACGACGGCGCGATGTTCCTCTCGGCGTCCACGAAGACCCGTCCCGTGATCGTCGACCAGAAGAAGAATCCTCTGGCCGAAGAAGACGGCAAGCCTTACGCCGGCTGCTACGTCAACGCAGCGATCTCGCTGTGGGCGCAGGACAACCAGTGGGGCAAGCGTGTGAACGCATCGCTCGACGCCATCCAGTTCGTCAAGGACGGCGATGCGTTTGGCGGCAAGAAGACCACCGCTGACGTGTTTGGCGAAATCGAAGAAGACGACAACGACAGCTTCCTCGACTAACCAATAGGGGCTGGGGGAGTTTGGAAGTCGCCCCCAGCCCTAACCTTTAGGAGCAAGACATGGACCGTCGCACTAAAAAAGAAATCATTAAAGAGCTAGACAAATGGTCTGGCGTCATTGGCCACCGTTTTGAGATGGGCGGCAGGCATCAACGCCTTCACATCGAAACCGAGAAGGGGAGCCGCTTCGTGGCCATGTCCTTGACGGCATCTGACCACAGAGCTACCCAAAACAAGATCGGCGATCTCCGCAAGGTGCTTCGCGAACTTGGCGCAGAGAAAGATTGAACAGTGCAGATCAGCATCGACTTTGAAACATATTCCGAATGTGACATCAAGACAGCCGGCGGCTACAACTATGCCGCCCACCCCTCGACCGAAGTCATCTGCATGGCGTGGGCCATCGACGACGAAGAGCCGCAGCTGTGGACACCCAGTGAGCTAGTTCCCGAACGGCTGTGTGACGCCATCCTCGACGGCGCAGAAGTCTGGGCGTGGAACGCCGCCTTTGAACGCGCCGTGTGGGAACACTGCCTGAAGGACACTGGTATCTTCCCTCACGTCCAGCCACATCAGTGGAACGACACCGCCGCGCTTGGGGCCACCCTCGCCCTGCCCCGCGCTCTGGGCCAGTGCGCCGAGGTGTTGGATCTGGTCGAACAGAAAGACACCCGTGGCCGCTACCTGATCCAGCGCCTGTGTAAGCCCTACCGTGGCGAGCGTCGGCGCGACCAGCATCTGCTCGACGAGCTTTACGATTACTGCAAGCAGGACGTCGTCACAGAGCGCGCCATCAAGAAGTACGTCCAGCACTACAAGCCTATGGGCGAACACGAACGTGAAGTGTGGCTGCTCGACCAAGCAATCAACTGGCGCGGTGTCGGCATCGACACCACCAACGTCGCCAACGCCCTCGACCTGATCATCGCCACGGCAGAGCGCCTGAACGCCAGCGTGGTCGACATCACAGACGGCGCGCTGTCCGGTGTCGGCTCCCGCGCACAGGTCATGGCGTGGTGCCGCGATCAGGGCTACCGGCTCACCGGCTACGACAAGAACGCGATCTTAGAGGCACTGGCCGACCCTGCGCTGCCGCCGGTCGTGCGTGACGTGCTGAAGGTACGCCAGACACTGGGCAAGGCGTCCACGTCGAAATATCTGTCGATGCAGAACCTGGCGGGCCATGACAACCGCGCCCGTGGCGTCTTCTCGTATCACGGCGCGCAGACAGGCCGTTGGGCCGGTCGTGGCTTCCAGCCGCAGAACCTACCCCGCCCTGCGTTCGACGACGCCGACAACTGCGTCAAGCTCTTCGAACACCGCGACCCTGAACTGCTGGAGATCCTGTACGGCGACCCGATGGTGGCGCTGTCCTCGACCCTGCGGTCGATGATTGTGCCTGGCGCCGGCAACCGTCTGCTTGTGGCCGACTTCAACGCAATCGAAGCCCGCGTCTTGGCGTGGCTTGCAGGCGAGCAAGCGCCTTTGGACGTGTTCGCCAGTGGCCAGTGCATCTACTGCCACGCCGCGACAAGCATCTACGGTCGCACCATCACCAAGGCCGACAAGGAAGAACGCCAGATCGGCAAGGTCGCGGTGCTGGCGCTGGGCTACCAGGGCGGCGTCGGCGCGTTCCAGACAATGGCTGCGGCGTACCGCGTCGAGATCTCCGACGAGATGGCCGACGACATCAAGGTCAAGTGGCGTAAGGCGAACCGGAACATCTCGCGGTTCTGGTACGCGCTGGAAGAAGCAGCGAAGAACGCTGTGGTTCACCGTGGCCATGCGTTTGAGGCTGGGCCGATCACATTCAAATGTCATGGCGACTTCCTGTTCGCCAAGCTGCCGTCAGGCCGCAGGCTGGCCTACTACAAGCCGGTGATCGGCAACAACGGTCTTGAGTTCTGGGGAACAGACAGCCGCCTTGGCGGACGCTGGGCGAAGCTAACGACCTACGGCGGCAAGCTGTGTGAAAACGTCACGCAGGCTGTGAGCCGTGACCTGTTGGCCGACGCCATGTTGCGCGTCGAGGCCGCTGGATACCCCGTGGTTATGTCGGTGCATGACGAAGTGGTGTCTGAAGCGCCGATTGGGTTCGGCTCGTTGGAAGAATTCGAACGGCTGATGTGTGTGATGCCCGATTGGGCCACCGGCTTGCCGATGGCTGTCGAGGGCTTTGAGTGTGAAAGGTATCGGAAGTGAACCTATTGAAACTATTAGCGGCGATTTTTGCCGTCGCGCTGTTCGTCGTCTTACTGCTTTTTAATATCTTGGCCAGTGTTGGGTTCCGGTGGGGACCGGCGGTGTGCCAGTGATCCTAGAACGTGACATCGAAGCGAAGGCCGTGAAGTGGGCCAAGGCCAACGGCTGGCTGACTTACAAGTTCGTCAGCCCATCACAGCGCGGTGTGCCTGACCGGATCTTCATAAAGGCCGGCCACGTCGTGTTCATCGAATTCAAGGCGCCAGGTAAGAAGCCGACACCGCTTCAGGCGCAGACGATCCGCAAACTGAAAGACGCCGGCTGCGAAGTCTGGGTCTGCGACAACGTAGAAAGTGCGATAGATGCTCTCTCGGAATGATCTCCACCCCTACCAGCGCCAAGCGGTCCAGTTTATCAAGGACACGCCGTCGTGCGCCCTGTGGCTCGACATGGGCCTTGGCAAAACCGTCTCAACCCTGACGGCGGTTAAAGACTTGTTGGGCGAGGGTGTGGCGAAACGTGTCCTAATTGTGGCGCCGCTGCGTGTGGCGCTGTCGACCTGGCCGAACGAGGTCAAGCGGTGGGACTTTCTGTCTGACCTGTACATCCACCAGCTTGCAGGGCTGTCGCCAGCAGCGCGCCAGAAGGCGCTTGTGCAGCCAGCCGAGATAAGCGTCATCAATCGCGAACTGGTGCCGTGGCTGGTCGAGGCATACGGCAACCGCTGGCCATACGACACGGTGGTCATCGACGAGGCCAGTGCGTTCAAGTCGACGCAGGCCAAGCGGTGGCGCGCCCTGCGCTCTGTGCTGCCGAAGATCAAGCGGATGATCGAACTCACCGCGACACCAGCCGCAAATAATCTGATCGACCTGTGGCCTCAGATCTATTTGCTCGACAAGGGCGAACGGCTGGGTCGGACGAAGGGGATGTTCCTTGAGAAGTTCTGCCGCACGGTCGGCAACCCCCAATGGAACCAGTGGGAGGTCAAGCCAGAGAAGCGCGATGCGCTGTACACGCTCTTGGCCGACCTGACTATCAGGATGTCGGCCAATGATTATTTGGATGTCCCTGATCGTGTCGATTCTGTGATCGAAGTCCTACCTGTACAGAAATGGCGTAAGCAGTATGCCGACCTCCAAAAAGACTTCGTGGTCGCGCTGGACCAAGGCGAGATCACGGCGG